AGTATTCGCATTACATAACCCTTGTAAAATACCTCGAGATTTTAACCAAAAAATTGCACAGAACGAACCTGAAAAGAAGATACCTTCAACCGCGGCAAAAGCGATTAATCGTTCTTCAAAGGTCGAATTCTCTATCCAATCTAACGCCCATTTTGCCTTTTTTTGTACCGCAGGTAATCTATCAATAGCATGAAAGCATTCATCTTTTTCTTGTGGGTTTGATACATAGGTATCGATAAGTAACGAATACATTAATGAGTGAATATTCTCCATCATTAATTGGAATCCGTAAAAGAATTTTGCCTCAGGGTATTGAACTTCCTTTAAGAAGTTTTCTGCCAAATTTTCATTAACAATACCGTCGGATGCCGCAAAGAATGATAAGACGTTTTTAACGAAAAATCTTTCATTATCTGATAGGTTTTCCCAATCTCTAATATCATTTGACAAATCAACCTCTTCTGCGGTCCAAAACGCCGCTTGGTGTTGTTTATAATATTCCCAAATATCGTCATGTTCGATTGGGAAAATAACGAATCTATTTGGATTCTCTATTAAAATTTTTTCCATGTTTTTTTCTTAGTTTTGTGTTTGTTGTTTTTCTTTTCTTTTATCTAACAAATCTTTTATTCTTTGTCGATTTCTTTCTTCGGTCTGTTCTTCTAATCCTAAAAATGTTACCGAACTTTCAGTGTCAATCTCCAACATACCATTGTCAAATTTACAATTCTCAAATACAACCCCATCATCACCAATACGTGATTTAGTAATTGCAATAGTCGCTAATTTCATTTCTTTTTGTTGTAGAGATTTAGCAACTGTAATAATTACGTGACCAACCTGAGCTTTTTTGATTGAACCACCCATTTGGTCTGTAGTAACCACATCCGAAGAGATTGAACTTCTATTACCCTGAGTTGCAGTCCATCCGACTAAATCTAACTCATGACACATTGATTCAAATGCTCTCATAACCGAACCTTCAGATTTCCATTCGTCACCTAAATTCCTATCAGGAACAACACAGTCAATGTAATCTAATAATACCATATCAACTCTTACCCCATCCGCAATCATTTTTCTAATTTGATTTTTGATTTGTAACATAGTCATCGTATCAGATGGTAGTTTCTTTAAGATTAATTTATTGGTCATTGAATCTTTTACTTCTTGTACTTTAACCATAACTTCATCTTTCCTTAAAGACAATTCATCAGGATGAATTTTCGTCCATAAAGTAATGTGTTTTCTTTGAATAATCTTTGGGTTATCCTCAAAAAATATTTGAAGTACATTATACCCTAAATTAAAGGCGTGATTTGCAACTTTTGTTAGTAGTGTTGATTTACCGACACCTGTAGGTGCCAGTACCACACCAATTTCCCCTTTAGCCAAACCACCTTTTAAGAGTCTATCAATACCTGGAATACCCATTGGTATAGGGTGTCGATAATCCTCGTTTAAAACCTCATCTAAATTAAAGAAAACGTCAGATTGACCATCTTCTCTTTCTCCAACTTGTAAAGCGTTTCTTACTAACTGTTCTACCTTATCGTAGTTCTCAAATTCACCACTATCGATGATTTTTTGAGCTTTATTCATTACTTTCTGTAACTCTTGTTGTTTACAGAATTTCATAGACTTTTCCTGAACAAATTCACCTCCCTCAAGTGGAGCGTCTTTAATTTTATTAATTGTATCAATAACAATTTTTGAAGCCAACTCCTGTTGTAATTCAGATTTGGTGATTTGTTCTAAAGTGTCAAATGTTGGTGTATGTTCATACTTTGCGTAATGTTCTTTAACCATCTGAATGATGATTTTAAAATATTTGTTTTCAAAGTAATTTGTTTCAATCACATCAAGAATAGACCTCGCAAAGTCTTTATCGATAATGATTTGGTTTAATAATTGTAGCTGAAATCCGCTACCTAGATATTCGAAATTTTTGTTTGACGCCATAGTTTTTTCATTGTTGTATTTGATAAATATTAACCTTTTAAAGGAAGTCCGAGGTACTCGAATGTTAAATTTTTAGATGAAAAAATGTCAGTCAAGGACATAAGTAAGTTTTTTAGGTGTGGGCGTACATCTACGGTGTATCTTATCTTAGGCGGGTATATTTTTGCGTCGAACTGTCTATGACAAATTGTCACATCGCCCATCTTAATATACGCATTAAAATACTCAGGCCCATCAATATACGATGTGTCTAAAACCGCAGGGTTGTTAGTAATTTCATACTGATTGTCCATCATGTAAGATACTGTTTTCATTTTAAGTTGATGCTTAATGTCATCACTAAAATTAAATAACAACTCATAGAGGTCTAATGAGTTTTTGGCGTCAGGATTAAACTCCCTAACATTAAAAAATCTTTGTACTATGATGTTATCATTTACCATCATTAAGAATTCTAATTTTGTTGATTCTTGTTCTTTCATATTTATTTTATTTGTTTGTAATTTCTTTTTTCTTTTCTTGTTAATTTCATGAATGGTCTAACAAAGTTAACCCAAGCATCGTCACCTTTTGGTAGGAACTTAAAGAACCCATCTTTCATCATCATCTTTAAAAGATTTTTATATCCTCGTCCATCGGGGTCTAAACTTTCTCGATAATATAATTCAACTAATTCTTTTGCCTCATCAGTTATTAATGGTTTTGACAAATCTACTATTTTTTCATTAATAATAAAAAATTCTTCACCGTATACCCCTGTTTTGGTTTTACCTGATAATAAATTTTGTAATACTTTATTATCTTTATCTTCCTTTAAAAGAGTCTCAGCCTTTATTAAAATATCGGTAATAGTTACCGTTCGGTCAAGTAGTTCAGGGAATAATTTAACTAAAGTTTTCTCCCCTAAATAATAAATTCCGTCTATATTATCTGACTTATCTCCCGATAATATTTTATATGTTTTAATATTCTGATGTGGGAATTCATGGAATTGAATCTTTATCTTATCACCGTTTTTATAAACTTGTTTTGAGTTTGGGGAATAGATTGACACCTTATCTGAAATAAGTTGTGTCAAGTCTTTATCTCCCGAAAAAATGGTTTTAATTTCGTCTTCAGATATTTGACAATAGTATGCGATTAAATCATCTGCCTCATTATTATCAATGACGATTTGTCTAACGAACATTTCTTCCAAATACTGTTTAATCCTCTCCTTTTGTTCATCAAAGGAGTCTTGTTTAAACTCATTGAAATCACTTCGTCTGTGTTCTTTATATTGTGGATAGATAAGTCTTCTTGCTGATGAGTTACTAATGCCATCCCAAAACACAACCACTTTATCGAAGTTTTGTTCCTCGATAAATCTTCTGATTGTGTTTATGAAATGCCAAGTTCCTCCAACGTGTCTTCCTTCATGATAGAAATCTCTAACACCGTGAAAACCTATTTTAAAAAGATTGTTTCCGTCAATTATTAACGTTTTAATCACTTAGTTTTTTTTATAATGTTACGATTCTCTTTCTTCTCTCAAATCAAAGTCACCATCGGTTCCGATGATTTCTTTCCAATAATCCGCGTATTCTTTTTTGTATTTTTCAATTGACGCTTTTTCTTCTGATGCTTCTTTTCCTGCAATAAATCCGTGTGGTGTTACAATGATTTTACCGTCTTCATAACCTAAACCATTAATGTGGTTTTTCATAACAGATACTTTAGTTCTTGACGCAAACTTAATAGTTCTTTTGTCTTTAGTTGCGGTAATTTTAGTTGTCCCCGCGCCCTTTTGATTTCCAAATAAGAAAACTAATGATGAGTTTAACCAAATCGCCTCACCACCTTTAGCTTTAATTTTTGGTTGACCAAATGGATTGTCAGGTAATTCAACCCAAGGTTGATTAACAATGATTAAAGTATTTTCAAATTTCGAATCCGCCTTACGACTTCCTGAAATACGTTGGTTAATACCCATACCAATCTTATCGGCTAATGTAGATGCGTTATGTTGTTTACCACCTTTACCTTCGTAAGTCATCTTACAAGGAACAGAACCAACTGAATCCCACATAAAACATAAACTATAATCTAACTCACCTTTTTCTTGAGCGTCTAATAAGGAATTAATATAGTCAGTAATTTGTTCAATATAATCAAAGTTATTGTTGAAGATGTAAAACCCGTCCCAATCTAATTCACCTGTCGCCTCATCAACAACTTCCTCACAATCAAAACCCATAAGTTTTGCGTGTTCAAAAGACCATTTTTGTTCTGTAATAATGAAAACAGGAAGAATTCCTTTTTTCTGAGCGTCAACCGCAGTTTTTACCAACGCAGTTGTCTTTCCTGTATCTGAGTGACCTAAGAACATATTTAAATGTCCTATAGCAGGCCCTGGTAGTCCAACGGCGTCTAAAAAGTCGTTACCCAAATCAAAAAATCTTTGTGGTTTATATTTTGCAGATGTTGAGAACTTATCTTTAATCGATTTAAAATCGTTTTTCTTGATTGCCATAAATGTCTATGTTATTGTTTTTTTTTAGTTAAAAAATAAGAGCTTAGACACTTACATAGACATTGTGTCCTAGTAATTGTCCAAGCTCATTAGTAATATTAGAACGGCATATCTTCGTCAGGTTCTGCGTTCGCTTGTGGGTCTGAATTTACTTTTTTAGATTCTCCACCCATAGAGATTTCACCTTGAGATGAGTCTCCGTATACATAACCACCTTTGTCAGAATCCCAACGTGGAGTTTCTCCACGAGCAATAGATTCAAGGTATTCTTCAGGTTTTTTAGAATAAACATCTTCCCAAGTTAACTCATCCTTAATCCATGCGTCCGCAGACTCTTTGTTTTCATGTACAGGAGCTGGGTCGTCATACATAACAGTTTGAATAACCGTATACGTTGCACCTTTAGGTGTTTTTGCTTTGGTTAACTCAAGAATAATGTCACGACCA